TTTCCTACGACACGGAGCGCACCAGACTGCACGCAAAGGCATACCACTTCCTGCGTCATACCGGATTCTCAACGGCCTACATCGGTTCTGCCAACATGTCGCACGCCGCCATTACCAGCGGTTTGGAGTGGAATCTCAAGATTACCGCCCAAGACATGGGGCATATACTGGAAAAATTCTCCATCGAGTTTGAAACGTATTGGAATAGCCGCGAGTTCATCCCCTTCGACCCGCAGAACCCGGCCCTATTTCGCACAGCCATCGCGCGGGCGAGAAACCCGCAGACCAATGCTCCGGCAGTCTTCTTCGATCTTTGCCCCCATCCTTTCCAGGAGCGCATCCTTGAGGCGCTGCACAGGGAGCGCTCTCTTCATGACCGATGGAAGAATCTGGTGATTGCCGCCACGGGCACAGGCAAGACGGTGATCACTGCGTTCGATTTCAAACGGTTTTATGAAGAAAACGGCCGCCAAGCGAAACTGCTCTTTGTGGCCCACCGGCAGGAAATCCTGCAGCAAGCCCTGGCTACGTTCCGTCAGGTCTTGAGAGACCAGAATTTTGGAGAATTACAGGTTGGGGCTCATGAGGCAGGTCGAATGGAGCATCTGTTCTGCTCCATCAACATGCTCTCAACGCGACGTCTGTGGGAACGCGTTGGTCCGACTTTTTATGACTATATCGTCATAGACGAAGCACATCACGGTGTAGCCAACAGCTACAGGCCAGTTTTCGACCACTTCGACCCAAAGATCCTGCTGGGCCTTACGGCAACGCCGGAGCGCATGGATGGCGGCAACGTGGCGGCGGATTTTGGCAATCGTTTTGCTGCAGAAATCCGCCTTCCCGAGGCCTTGGAAGAAAAACTTCTCTGCCCTTTCCATTATTTCGGTGTTGCCGATCCCATCGCCATCAATGGCGACCAGTTCTGGAGCAATGGCCGATACGATGAATCCGCCCTCGAGAACGTCTACGTTCTGGATGAGGTCCGCGCCCAGCAGCGCCTGGAAACGATCATATCCGCCCTGCATCGCTATGAACCCGAGTTGCATGCCCTCAAAGGAATCGGATTCTGTGTCACGATCCGGCATGCGCAGTTTATGGCCGAACAACTCAGCCTGCGCGGCCTGCCGTCTGCGGCCTTTGTCTCCGGCCTGGATGGACACGCATGCGCTGAACTTTTGAACAAACTGAAAAATGGCGCTCTCACGTTCCTGTTCACAGTCGACAAACTCAGTGAAGGCGTGGACGTGCCCGAGGTCAATACGATCCTTTTTTTGCGTCCGACCGAGAGCCTGACCGTGTTTTTGCAGCAGCTCGGTCGCGGTCTGCGCCACGCCCCGGAGAAAGACTGCCTCACGGTCCTCGATTTTGTCGGCCAAGCGCACCGCCGGTTCCGCGCGGACAGCAAATTCAAGGCCCTCCTTCCCAGGCATCGTTTTGCCATCGACAAGGAGGTGGAGCTCGATTTCCCGCATCTTCCAGCCGGCTGCTCCATCCAGCTTGACCGGCTTTCGCGGGAATACGTTCTGGAGAATATCAAGGAGAACCTGAGACGCCTTGCCGTTCAAGTTCCCGAACGACTCCAGTCTTTCACCAGCGAGACGGATCAGGACCTGACCTTCAGCAACTTCATCCGTCACCACGACTACGAACCGGAAGTGCTGCTGGCCAGGGAAACATGGAGCGGATGGAAGGCAAAAGCGCAACTGGGGCCGATTCCCACCGATCCCGATTTCAACAGGCTGAAGAAGGCGCTGATTCGCGCAGCATTCATCAGCGGCCCTCATGAAATCGCGATCTATCGCCGGGTTCTCAGCAAGATCAGGGATGGAAATATCTGCGAGGCCGTATCTCAGGTCGGTGATTCGGCCTTTCTTATTTACTATCGAATCTGGGGTGACAGAGGGGATAAAATTGGTATTGCCTCGCTTCAGGCGGCCTTCTCGCGATTGGCGGCAAACCCGACTATCTGCGCAGATCTGGATGAAATATTGGCATGGTCGCAGGAAGCCAGCCATGCAGCAGGCCAGAAAATGCAGCTCCCCTATGCCTGCCCGCTGGAACTGCATGCCTTTTACGGCATCAAGGAGATCCAGGCGGCCCTCGGCAAAGCAACTTTGGAATCAGCCGGTCAGACCGGTGTAGGCGTGCTGCATTTCGCCGAAATCAAAACCTACGCACTACTTGTGACCTTCCAAAAAACTGAAAAAGAATTTTCGCCAAGCACCATGTACGCAGACTACCCGATCAGTCGCGAACTGCTGCATTGGGAGTCCCAGGCCAACACCGCCCAGCATCACGCTGACGGCCAAAACCTAATCCATCACAAGGCTCGAGGTTACACAATCCTTGTCTTTGCCCGCGGACAAAAGAAAAGGAACGGCGCCACGGCCCCTTTTACATGTCTGGGGCCAGTACAGTTGATCAAATTCGAGAGTGAACGTCCCATTAAAATGACGTGGAGCTTGGATTATCCGATGCCTGTCGAGATGTTTGAAGATAACAGGAAAGGCGGCTGAGAATCATGACAACGGTAGACGTCACGGACTGAGGGACAAAGCATCCTTCCCTGACAGAATACATTACCGCGCGATCTATTGAACCACAGAGTACTGACCATGAAAATTTTGACTACAACCTTTCTCATTCTCACGATTTTGACTTCAACGACGTTCGCGGAAGGACCATGGCATGTAAACAGCAGAGTCTACACTAATGTCAATGCCATGCAAAAAGGTCGTGAAGTGACGGTAAGCGGCAGAGTTAGTAGTGGTTCAGTATGCAATCCACTACAAATAACTCTCTATGTGCAAAACGACGAAGGCAAAACGTACAGGGTCGGTGCGATGGTTTCTAACTACGTAGGCAAGGGCGAATTATTTCAAGCCCGTTTCATTGCATGGGAAAGGGCTAAGTGGTGGAAAATCGTTGCCATCGAGTCCAACTGACATGATTTTTTTCGTATTTAAAACTAGTTGAATCTGTCTTCGAATTCAAGATCAGGTCGTTCGCATGACGCAGACACCAATCAAAAACTCCTACTGGATCATCCCCGGCAGATTCCTGGCCGGCGAATACCCGCGCGACCACGACCACGAATCGTCCGTAGCCAAGTTGCAGGCCCTGACCACCGCCGGCATTCGTGTTTTCATCGACCTGACCACGTCCCTCGACGGCCTGTCCCCCTACCATGACATCCTTCGGCAACTCGACCCGCAGGCCGAGCACCACGCCTTCCAGGTCCCGGACATGGGCACTCCCCTGGCCGAGGCCACGACATGCGACGTCCTCGACGAGATCGACTCGGCCCTGGCTAGGGGCAAAGGGGTCTATCTGCACTGCTGGGGCGGCGTAGGCCGGACCGGGACGCTCGTCGGGTGCTGGCTGGCCCGGCACGGGCTGGCCGGGGATGCGGCCCTGGCGAAGTTGGGGGAATTGTGGTCCCGGTGCCCGAAATCGCGCGTTCGCGAGGCTCCGGAGACGAAACAGCAGCGGGACTACATCGTCACCTGGAAAGAAGGCGTGGCGACTGACGAAACGGGCATGCTCTCCAGAGCCCAGGGATGTCTCATGGGTCAACTCTGCGGGGATTCGCTGGGGAGCCTGGTGGAGTTCAGGTCAGCAGATGAGATCCGCCAGATGTACCCGAATGGCGTGCGGGAACTGGCCGACGGCGGCACGTTCAACACCCTGGCCGGCCAACCCACCGACGACTCGGAGATGGCCCTCGTGCTGGCTCGCAGCCTGGCGGAACTCGGCCGGTTCGACGCCGTGGCGGTCAGGAAGGCCTACCGCTTCTGGCTCGACTCGAACCCCTTCGACTGCGGCAACACGGTCAGATCCGGCCTGCGCGGCACGCCCAACACCGAGAGTCAGGCCAACGGCGCTCTCATGCGCATAAGCCCCCTTGGCATCTTCGGTGCCCGCCAAAACCTTTGGGACGTGGCCGAATGGGCCTCGCAGGATGCAGACCTGACCCACCCTCACCCACTCTGCCGCCAGGCCAGCGCCCTTTTCGCCATGGCTCTGGCCCGGGCCATCAGGACGGGTTGCACCGCGTCCACCCTCTACGCCGGAATGCTTCTTTGGGCCGAACACCTGGACGCCGAACCGGCCTTGCGCGGCGCGCTCCTGGACGCCGCCATCGCCCCTCCCGCCGACTTCCAGCGCCAGCAGGGCTGGGTCCTCATCGCCCTGCGCAACGCCCTCTGGCAGCTGCTGCACGCGCCCTGCTTGGAAGAAGGCGTCGTCAACACGGTCATGTGCGGCGGCGACACGGACACCAACGCGGCCATCTGCGGCGCACTTCTGGGAGCGGTGCATGGCCAGGAGGCGATCCCGTCGCAATGGCAGGAAAAGGTCCTGAATTGCAGGCCTGAGCGTCGCCCGGGCGTTGTCCACCCCAGACCCGAGGTCTTCTGGCCGGTGGATGCCCTGGAGCTTACCGGTCGGCTCATGGAGGCACATGGGGACAGGTGAACTATTCCCACCATCTGGCCTCTCATGTCGTCTCTCCTGTGGTCTACGGTTGGGCAGAAAGCCTGAACTTTCCCATGTCGAAAAGCTCAAGCTGTTCCTACCAATTCCGCGCGATCATTGACCACGGACAATACGGCGATCATCCCGCGAAGGTGGGAAGATCCCACTGTTTTCCACCTGACGCTGAGAAGTCCCGAGCCTTTCTGGGCGAGATTATCCCGAAATATTAAATAATTACCACAGAAGCATTCCTAGTCACCCACCCTTTACGCGGCAGCAATGATCGAAAAGAGCGCAGCCAAGAATAGTGAACCAAATGGCCTTGATTTTACGATCGTAGCAAGACATATTGTCCATACTTATTCACAAAGCATAACGAATTGTCTGGAAACAACCATGCAGCAGACACCTGAAGATATTTTCCGAGCCAACGGCGGCCAACTTCGTATGAGCGAAGCCATCGCACGCGGCATCTCCCGCTACATGCTCTACGCCCTCAGGGACAGGGGCGTGATCGAACAACTCAGCCGCGGGGTGTACCGCCTCGTGGAGCTGCCGCCCATCGGCAACCCGGATCTGGTGACCGTCGCCCTGCGCGTCCCGAACGCTGTCGTGTGCCTGCTATCGGCCCTCGCCTTCCACGAAATCACCACACAAATTCCGCACGGGGTCTCCGTGGCCATTCCGCCGCAGGCGCGACGGCCTGCGCTGGATCACCCCCCGCTGTTTGTGCACCGGTTTTCCGGTGCGTCGTTCCTGGCTGGCGTCGAAGAGCACCGGATCGACGGGGTACCGGTCAACATCTACTCCCCTGAGAAAACCATCGCCGACTGCTTCAAATTCCGGAACAAAATCGGCATGGACGTGGCGCTGGAAGCCCTTAAACTCTACAAAACCCGAAAACCCTTCAAACTCGCGGCTCTTCTCGACTATGCGAAAATCTGCCGGGTCCAGAACGTGATGCGCCCCTACCTGGAGGCAACCCTGTGACATCCGGCAGGAATGTCGCCGCATCCATTCGGCAACGACTCCTGAACATCGCCCGGCATGACGGGAGGCCTTTCAATGAACTCCTGCAATACTACGCCATGGAGCGCTTCCTGTACCGGCTTTCTCGTTCTGCGCATGCGGACTGCTTCATCCTCAAAGGGGCACTGATGCTCAGGGTCTGGCGGTCCCCACAATTCCGGCCCACCATGGATATCGACATGCTCGGCAGGACCAGCAGCGAGGAGGAGCGCATAGTCAGCCAGATGCGGGAAATCATGATGGCGGGGGTTGATCCTGACGGGCTCGTGTTCGCCCCTGATTCGATCCGGACCGAGCGCATCACGGAGGACGCCGAATACGAGGGAATCAGGGTTCGCTTCCTCGGAACCCTCGGCACGGCTCGCATCAGCATGCAACTTGATATCGGTTTCGGCGACATCATCCACCCCGGTCCCGAGATGTCGGAACTGCCCACGCTCCTCGATTCACCAGCTCCAAGACTGCTCTGTTACAGCCGGGAAAGCGCCATTGCCGAAAAGTTCGAAGCCATGGTGTCCCTTGGCGCTCTGAACAGTCGAATGAAGGATTTCTACGACATATGGTTTCTGTCGCGCCAATTCGATTTTGACGGCAATGACTTGGCCGAGGCCATCACGTTGACATTCCGACAGAGAGAAACACACCTTCCCGCAAACATTGAAGCCTTCAGCAAGGATTTCGCGGAGGCCAAGCAGAATCAGTGGTCAGCCTTCCGCAAAAGGCTGCAGCAAGAGCATATCCCGGCCTCATTTCACGAGTTGACGACCGCGCTTGAATCGTTTCTCTCACCGATCGCCACGTCGATCTCGAAAGGCGTCCCCGCGCCCCGCAAATGGACCGCATCCGGTCCTTGGTCCTGACGCCCTTCCACTTTCTTCCCATCGAACCCAGCAGGGCAAACCTACTTCACTTCTCGATAACTGAAGACGATTTGCACGCCGGTCTGACGTCCCCCGCATGATTGTCCCCTGATCGTCCCAGCATCGCGGGACCATCCTTTTCGTCGCGGTTGTCGAAGCGAACCACAAGCAGCACATAGAATGCGTCGACCACATCCATACCGTCGCCGCAACCAGCGAGGAACATGATGAACGAAAGCACCCTGCACCAGGTCCCTTGTGAGGAAATCCTCCATCCATAGCGCTGGACGCTCACTCGTGCCCGCCAGAGCCTCAGGACATCCCAGGCAGCACCCCCGAACAGTTCGCGACCTCCGACGTCCAGCTTGGCCTTGTCCTCACTGTCAACGGACATCTCTGTACAAGGATTGGGAAGCCACGAATGAACGATGTCCATCAGTACATTTCCGCCAGACTCCGCCTGATGTTCCAGAGGGGGCAATCGGGGACAGGCAAACTCTTCTCGCCATCCGTCCCTAAATCCCAATCGCAACACCAACTCAGTGACATGTCACATGGGAGGATGTTTCGGAATGAATGCGTCAACTCTTCCGAATCCAGGCCTGAAGACGGGCTGGACGTCGTGTTTCTGGCTGATGTATCCATTCCGCACCATGTCGTCATACCCTGAAGCACTTCTCCCCGCCGTTCTGCGCCCCTCGATGGTGCGGCGGCCATTCCTCGGAAGTTTTCCCCTGCGGACCGTTCTCTGCGCCGTCCTGATGCTCGTCGCGGGCTGTGCGGGCCACGGGGCAACGCGGATCTGCGCCGCCGATGCCCGCAATGTCTCCGGGGCTCCCCTCTACAATGTCCATATCGCGCATGAACCCACGGGAAAATTTTTTTCCGTCGGGACGCTTCTTCCGGGCAGATCGTTCTTCCTCGATTTCCGGGAGCGCGAACTGAAAGCGGAAACGGCCGTGCTGAGCTGGTCGGATGTCTGGGGACAGCCGCACACGGAACGTCCCGACATGCGCGGCATCGGCCCTGCCGACCCAGACCAGCCGTTGCGTATCGTCTATGTCATCGGGGAAGGCGCCGGCGTTGAGGTCCGGCCATGCCTCGCCGCTCCGGGGATTCCGCCACGGTAACCGTTCCTCGCCCGCCAGTGTCGGGCAGGGTTGGTGCGGTCTGGCTCATGCGGGACGGTTGAACGTTGGGCAGATGGGGCCAGGCAACCTATTCCAGGCATTGACGTCGGACAAATGGTCAGATTGGCAATCCCGGACGGGGTGCCAGCATCGGCGCAGCTCCTGTCTGGTGCACCCGGAGCGGTGTCAAGATCAGACGTGTGGCGGTCCAGGTCAGAATTTTGGTGTGAATTGCTTCCGTATTTCGGTCGGATGCGCTCCGCCAGGGTTCGGCTTGGCCCGCTCTTTTTTCAGTTCTTGCCGCAACCTCCGGACCTCGTTTTCATATCGGGTTCGTTCTGCAGGCGTGTTGAACCCCGTTCGCTCGCGCCAGATGTGACGTCTGTGCCCACCTGGGGCCGGGCCCCGTGCGTTGGGCTCGTCGTAGGATTTGCCCTGCAGGAGTTCCTCTTGCGTATATGCGGGCTGTTTTGTTTTTTCCGGCGTCATGCGCTTTGGGGTTGTCTGCTCGGCGTGCCTGGCCACGGCCTTGTAATGCTCGTCCCGAGCTTTGTCGGCAGCTCGTTCTTCGGCGGTCTCGTTTCCGTACATGACCGGATCTTTTTGCCCCGGCACGAACATCTTGAAGCCGGCGAAACCTGGTATCGCGAATGTCGCCATGGCAAGAGCGAGCAAAACGGAACGGATCATGTCTATCCTCCGAGTTTACACCCACAGACGCTGCAAGTCGTCGACGAAGACTCTTGCAGCGCCATGCAATTCGGACACGTGATTGGTTGCCTGCGGACCCGCATGACGCCGATCCCAGCGAAGGAAACAGCAATGAGCGCAACAACCGCCGCGGTCACATACATCGTAGAAGCTCCTCTTTTTGAGGGCCTCTAACACGGATTTTTGGACTGGTCAGCAACCGATGTTGTCAGACAGCATGATAAAAAACATGAGGCAGGCTTGACGGTGTTAGACGGCGAGTGTGGCCGTCGATTTTCTATCTATTGTTCACGTCTTGGGTTGCGGTGGATTCGGAGTGCGGACATGGTCTTCGAGCTGGATTTCGCTGCGCCAATTCGCGCACAAATTTGCGCCAAACACCGCGCTCTTTCTATGGGGGGTCACGGAAAATGAGAAATTAGGGAATGAGGGAGTTGAGGTGGTCGGTTGGTTGACGAATGCTTGCTGGGTGCGGGCTGGCGGGTGGTCGGGAAAGTTTTTTTGGGGCGAAAGATGAGTTGAGAAATTTTGGCGATTTTTCGGAAAAGTTGCACGATAAATGAGAAATGAAAGCCCTTCGGGCGTGTCGATTGTGACACAAAACGAAGGGCTTTTTTGCGTCTTACGGCGTGCAAGAATTGTTGCTGCTGATGGCGGCGTGTCAGACATCAGGCTGCAGCCTGTAGCAGGTACCCTGCTTTCCCCCACCCTATGGCTTCCCAACACCCGGCCGCGTGAATGACGTTGTCAATCCGCTCCCAGGCGCGTTGCCGTGTCAGTGCACGGTACCAGAGGTTAACCCGTGTCCGAAAGCGTTGATCCAGCGCGGGATTGCTCCAGTTCCTGCCGGAGTTGTCGGTTCTCGGCTTCCAGGGCATCGAGGCGGCTATTGATGCTGACCTCCATGTCGCGGATCTTCTGATCCAGTGTCACGCCGTGGTAAAACGCCTCGATATTACTGTGCAGTGCGTCCCTGTACACGGTGTCAGATTCAAGAACCTTCGCCGTCTTGGCGAGAAGGTCTCCAATGCTTGGGGCCTTATGCGAGGGCTCAACCAGATCGGGCCTTAAGAATCTCTCAACATTTTCCCGAATGCCTTGCCTGTCGTCGTTTGCTGGTGCTTCAACCGTTTCGCCGGCGAGCATCTTGCGCGTCGTGGATGGGCCAGCGAAGCGCATCCCATCGCGTTTCATCTCTCCTTCGCCGGTATGCAGCCAATCCATTGAAACATCAGACTTTTCAGAGATCGTCACATACCAGACTGGCGGGATCGTGTTTCGCTTCCTAGCCGCCGTAATCGCTGAGTAGGTGACTCCAAGTTTTTCAGACAATTTTTTGTCACTATTGACACCACAAGCCTTCCTCATTCGAGACAAAATCTCGTCAAAGTCGTTTGCCGGTTTATTTGTCGAACTGGAAAAAGAACTGGCAAATGAATCAGGCGTTTTCCGGTTTGACGATTTGTCATTCATAATAAGCTCTTACGACACGTTTTTTTCAGAAAGAGACAAAATCTAACTGGAAAAGAGTTTTAGTCTTGACAATAGAGATTTTTTGTCGCTATCTGGGGTTGCTTTTAGTTAAGATTTTCACCTTACATTTTGACCTCTAAACCAACGGATTCGGTCCCGCAATGGCAAAGAAACACCATGGCCCGGACAAAGCCCCCCGCCAGCTGCTCCTACCGCTGGGAAATGGCGGGACAAATACCATACGTGCCGGGCGCTTAGGTCGGCACGAGGCCATCCGCGAAGCTTTGACATCGGCCTTGGCGAACAGCCCTCTTACCAGGGAGGCGTTTGCCGTGGAAATGTCCCGCCTGCTCGGCGAAGCAATATCGACGAATCATCTGAACAACTGGGCCTCCCTGGCCAAGAAAGACTGGCGCTTTCCTATGGAATACGCGGCGGCTTTCTGTCTGATCGCCCAGGACTTCGGCCTGTTCGAGGCCGCCCTGGAAGAGACGGGCCGGGAGCTGGCCGACGAAGAATCCAAGGTGCTGGCGGAGTACGGCCGCGTCCTGGTGCAGAAGCGTAAGGCCGCGTCCAAAGAGCGCGAATTACTGGAGAGGTTGGGAGCATGAAGAAGAACAATGCGCCGAAGATCAGGGCGTTCCTGGTGGCCCGGGAGATCACGCAAACGCAGATCGCCAGAGAGCTGGGCCTGTCCGTGACGATGATCAACAAGTGGATCTCAGGGACCAGCCAGTCCCAGCGGGTCTACAACTATTTCATCGAGCTTGGGTGTCCGCGCGAATACTTCGCCGGGCGGCCTGAGGCGAGGAGAGCCGCATGAATATGCTGAAGGAAATCTGGCGGGAGATATGTCTGGTGCTGGGCCTTGGGCGGAAGCCGAAGGCGGATGAGCAGAAGCAGGATGAAGATCCGTGCAGCGTGCGTGATTGCTGGGGTGAGATGGCGGCGCGGATGCGCGAGGAGCGGTGATGAACATGGAGGTGGCGAAGATGACTGATGTACTGGTTTATATGGGACTGATCTCGCCCAGTTTGGTGCTGGTGGTGGCTCTGGTGGCAGATTGGAGGAAGGGAAAACGGGCGGCTCGCGCCGCCCTGAGATGACGGGGGAAGTATGCAGGGGAACGGCGTCCAATTGGCAGAGAAATGTCGTGAACTCATCGATAAATGGTCGAAGTCTTCCAGAAGCATGGCTAGTACGCTGGATAGCTATGCCCCTGGAAGTAGTGAGAATCGCCATCTGATGTTTGGCGTGAGCAATTATTTCAACTGCATTGAAGGACTTAAGGAAGCGATGCTCGATGCAGGATTTCCGACTTCGCCCAGTCCTGAAGAACGGCAAACGCAAGGCCAGACGAATGCTTCAGAATAGTGCTTTTGGCTTTTTCCCAGAGCGTGTCTTTCTTGATCAAGTCAAGGAATTCATGACCGTCCCAGGTCAGCCCGTAAGGGTTCGCATATGGCATCGGAAGTCCCATGCACTCGCGCTCGTAAGCGACGACCAGGCCAGCCTCGTGCAAAAGATGCCCGTGATAACCAAAGACCTCATCTGGATAGCCATCTATTTCGGTGATTTCATCATGGCCTCGCGGGCTCTCTTCGAGAGTCAGAAGGATTTTTCGAATCAGGTCAAAATCACGTTTCATGATTTTCCTCCTGGTCACAGGGTTTGTTGTGGTGACGGCTCCATACCAGGGTTTGGCAGAGGCAACAATCTTCGATCCTTTAACACCTGTCCGGTCTGACAACTGCCCGGGCAGGCATTAAACGAGTGAGGATCACCGAGTGAATTACACCGCAACGCAGATCGCTGCAGCATTGGGCGTAAGCAAGCAGGCCGTCAGCTATCGGTCCAGGAAGGAATCCTGGCCTTCGCAGAAGCGCAAGGGCAAGGGCGGCGGAAAGACCTTCCCCATGTCCAGCCTGCCTGAGGACGTTCGGACGGCCATGGTTACGCAGACCGCTCGCGGGGCCGTCGCTTCCGAAGAATGCACGGCCCTGGAGCTGGCGAAGACAGCCCCGGTTGCGAAGCGTTCTTTGGTGCCGGCAGTGTCGAAGATGGCACAGCCGATCACCCTGGACATCCCCCGCAAGAAGAAGGCTTTGGCCAAGGCAGATCTGGTCCGCTACTACACGGAGGCGCTGGCCAAGGCCCTGAACAAGGAGCAGGCCAGGATCGGCTTCATGCACGCCTACAAGGCCCGGGCATGGCAGGACCTCTACGCGCAGATCGGCGACGTGAGTTGGAAGAGCATCGAGCGCTGGAAGGTGCAACTGGATCGCTCCAGGGATGCGTTCCTGCTGGCTGACAAGCGCGGCCTGGCGCTCAAGGGCGAATGCAGCCTGACCGAGGACATGCAACTGGCCGTCCTGCGCCTGGCCCTGCACCCGAACCGCGTGCGGATCTCGACGTGCATCACCATGGCGCGCGAGATGCTGACGGCCACGACGCTTGAGCCGGTGCCGTCTGCTGCGACATTCCGCCGCTTCCTGACAAAATTCGAGTCCGTGAACCGCGACGTGTGGATCTTCTGCCGTGAAGGCGTGAAGGCCTGGAACGACAAGGTGGCCATGTACGTCGACCGCAACCTGTGGGCACTGCAGGTCGGCGACATCCTGGTGGCAGACGGCCACCGCCTGAATTTTCAGACGATCCATCCCGAAACCGGAAAGCCCTGCCGCATGACCGTGGTGGTCTGGTACGACATGGCCTCCAACTTCGCCCTGGGCTGGGAAGTGGCGCCGGAGGAAAACATCCAGGTCATCGCCGCGGCCATGCGCCGGGCCCTACTGCGCCTCGGAAAGACGGCGCGCATTGCCTACCTGGACAACGGCCGCGCCTTCAAGGGCACGCATTTCACCGGGACATTGGAGCAAAGCGGCATCGCCGGGTTGTTCCAGAGGATCGGCCTGCAGACCATCTTCGCCTGGGCCTATCACGGCCAATCCAAAACCGTGGAGCGCTTCTTCGGCTACCTGCGCCAGATGGAAGAGCTGATGCCTTGCGGCACGGGCGCTTCCATCGAAATGAAGCCGGCCTACCAGAAGCGCGGCGAGTTCATGCACCGCAAGATCCAGGAACAGAGCGGCACGCGGCCGCTGACGCTGACCGAGACGCACCAGGCCATTGCGGCGTGGCTGGATTACCACGCCAACACGCCCCAGGAGCGCGGGCACCTGCAGGGCCGCACGCCCAGGGAAGTGTTCGACGCCGGCCGGGGCGACGGGCTGTCCGAAGCCCATCTGCTGACGCTGCGGGAATGCATGCTGGAGACTCGCAAGCGCCACGCCGACCGCTGCCAGGTGACCCTGCCGGGCAATCTGATCGGCTCGTCCGACCCCATCACCTATTTCGACCAGCGCCTCTATGGCCGCAAGCACGACGTGTTTGTGCGCTTCGATCCGCAGGATCTGTCTTGCGTCGAGGTCTACGACACAGATTGGATCCACCTCTGCACCGCCGGGCTCAAGGGCAAGGTCAACGCGGCGGCGCGGATCCTGGGCACGGAAGATGACCAGAAGCTCCTGAAGCTGAGCCTGGAGATGCGCAAGCACGCCGAGAAGATGGCTGGGGCAAAGGCGATGGAGCTGCTGCAGGGCGAGATCTTGCCTGGGTACCAGGAGAATCTGGAGCGCATCGGCCTCGTCGGCGAAGCCAAGGCCACCCTGCCGATGGCTCCAGCTCCGAAGGCGCTGCCGGCGCCCGAGCTGACGGACGCCGAATGGGCCGAGCGGATGGACGAGCTTGAAGAGCTGAACGCCGAGCAGCCCGAGCAGGGTGAGCCGCAGGAGGATGATTTTCAGCCCTACTCCATCACCGCCGCAGAGCAGTTCTGGATGGATGTCCGCGGCACGTGGCCGGAAGAGGACAAGTACGAGCGGATCCTGGAGGCCGAGGCCCAGGGCATGCTGGTTCCAGCAGAGCACGCGGCGTTCGCGCGGTACTTCGAGCAGACGCCAAAGTACGCGTCCTTGGAGGATTATTTCGAGGAATTTCGGATGAAACTGGCGTTGATGTACGCCCGGCCGGCAGAGGCCGAGGCGCGTCCATAAAAAATGGGGCCGCGCCGGTAACGCGAACCCCGCAATGTAGAGGAGTGAATAGCATGAAGTTGAACCCGGCCTTTGTCAAGACGCGGAATGTCCGCAACTTCGAGGTGCTTATGAACGGCCTGGATCTGGCCGAGGGCGAGGGTCGCTTTGGCCTTGTCTACGGTCAGGCCGGACGGGGCAAGACCCGCACGTCCCAGTGGTACGCGGCGGGCAACGCCTGCGTGTACATGCGCGTCCTGTCCATCTGGACCACGAGCGAGCTGGATTTTTTGTGCGCCCTAGCGCGGGAACTCGGCGTGTTGACTCCGCCACGGCGCAGTAAGTCTGCGGCATTCCAAGCGGTGTTGGACAAGCTCATCACCGAGCCGCGGCCCATCATTCTGGACGAGATGGAGAAGATGCCCCCGAAGTTCCTGGGCTTCATCCGGGACCTGACGGACCTCTCCGGCTCGCCGATCGTGTTCGTGGGCGAGGTGGAGCTGGTCACCTACCTGCAGGCCGAGCGCAGGGTGTGGAGCCGCGTGTTTCAGCAGGTCGAATTTGAGCCGATCGGGGCCACGGACATCGTCTATTACGCCAACGATGTTGCCGGGTTGCAGGTGGACAAGACGGCGGCCGGGATCATGGCCAAATCCTCAGGGGGTGACTTCCGGCTGGTGCGCCGCGACGTGCTGGCGCTGGTGCAGATGTGCCAGGGCAAGGGCACGAAGTCCGTCAACGCCGAGATGGCGACCATCGCGGCCAAGCAAGCTTTAAAGGGAGCGTAACATGGCAGGAAGAAAAGGAAGTTTCGCGAACATCGTGCGCGGGCTGTTGCAGGAACGGTGCCGGGCAACGGTGTCTGAACTCGTCACGGCAATCGTCGCGACCAACCCTGAGCAGGTCGCAGGCCGCAAGGTCCGGCCGATGGTGCAGGCGGTGATGCGCGACCTGCTTCGCTCCGGCGAGGCGGCCAGGATCTCCGAGGGCGAATACCGCTGGGCGGCCCGAAAGGAGCCGGTGCAGCTGCGGCAGAAGATGTGGTCCATCCTGCGCGCCCGCCGCGTGGTCAGCGTCGAGGATCTGATGGAGCTGACCGGCGCAAGCCGTGGATACGCGCGCCAGTGGACCACGATGCTTGAAGGCCACGAGGTGGTTCGGCGGCTGGAGGACGGGCGCGTGCAGTTGGTGAGCGATCCGGTTGCGATGCCGACGGATGCCACCAAGGCCGAGAAACTGAAGGCCATCAGGGTGCGCAATGCCTTGGCCGCGGTGCGGGAGCGCATCGAGCAGGTGACGGTGGCCGTGAAGGAACTGGAGGAGGCTGTGTCATGACGTGGGTATGTGGTCTGGCGATTTTCATGTTTGGGGTTGGCCTCGCTCTCGGATGGGCGATCTGGGGAAGAAGATTCTAAATATTGGAGGGTGTTATGGTAAGTAACGAGATTCGAAACAACGCGGCCGCCCTGGGTGTGCTCATGCACCAGGTCAGCGAGGAGCAGGCGGCCATGTTGCGGCTCATCAAAACCAACCTGGTGGCGGCGGCCGACACTGCCGAGGAACTGGAACGGGGGCTGACGGTGCCTGAAGCGCCGGCCAAGACGGTCCGGACTGGTGTCATCGGTATGGTGATGACGAAGGAAGGTCCTGCCGCCGCCATCGCCATCCTGCCCGAAGACTGCTCTGGCGTGTGCGACGGATGCGTCCATGCGAAGGCAACGGAGGCCGCCCATGGCCAGAATTAAGCCCAACCCGGAAGTGATCGAGAACCGCTCCCAGGCCGAAGGCGCCCTGGCCGAGATGGCCGCCCTGGATCGCAAGATCGGCGCCATCGAGACCGAGATGCAGGAAGCCATCGACCTGGCCAAGAAGAAGGCCGCGCAGGCCGCAGCGCCAATGCTGGCGCGTCGCAAGGACTTGGCCGACGCCCTGGCCGTCTTCGCCAAGCTGAACCGGCAGAGCCTCTTCGGTAAGCTGAAGAGCGCAGACCTGGGCTTCGGCGTGATCGGCTTCCGGATCTCCAAGCGCCTGGTGCAGCTCAAGGGCGTGACCGCGGCCATGACCCTGGAGAAGCTGAAACAGTTCGGGCTCGTCGAGGCCATCCGGACCAAGGAAGAGCCTGACAAGGACGTCATGAGCGGTTGGCCGGACGAGCGTCTGGAGACCGTGGGCATGAAGCGGCAAGAGTCGGACACGTTCTTCATCGAGATCAAGAAGGACGAAGTCCCCCAGGGCAACGCCGCGGCCGCGAAGCCAGCGCTGGCCAAGGTCGGATAGCCCTGTGCGAAACGGCCCTGCGGGGCCGTCGTCCGGGCGTTGTGGCCCGGGCCTGACGAGCAGCAAGGAGGCGCAAATGCAGATCACATGCGGGTTTTGCAAGTACCGGGGCGATGCGGACGAGTTTGTGCCGCGCGATCAGGAATGCGGTCCGGACTGGATCTGCCCGAAGTGTCTGCTCGGGACCTACGTGCCGGCGACGCTCACCGCCGAGGACCTTGCCGCCCTGGGAGGGAAGGATGCCGCAGCATGATGGAGAACGTCCTGGTGCGGCACACGCTGATCGTGGAGGGCTTCGAATGCACGGTGACCAAGCTGATGCCGACGTACCCCTTATTGACGAAGTCCCGAGGACCTTTTGCAAAAATCATTGCCTTGCCTGGACAGAGCGAAAGCTCAGAAGCAGGCAGGACGCCAGCTACTGCGCCCGCATCGTGTGGCCGCCAGACGAAGATGGGAAGCGACGTTGCCGGTGGGAATGGAAACGCATCAAGGAGAGGATGAGCTTATGTGCGAAGCTGAAGAAGTCCTGAATTGGCTCTGCGACGAGCTGGACCAGAAGTCGAAAGAAATTACCGTGCAAGGCGATGCCGTATACCAAACTATCCCACTAGCCGAGGATTTCGATGGCGTGTTTGACGAGCTTGATGAGCTCATGTCCGAGCTCAGGTCGTTGGTCCGAGAAGCCAAGCAGCGCCTGAAGGAAGCTAGACAGAAGGTGGCGGCATGAAGCGCGAAGACTGGAAGAAGGTCGAAGACCGACTGCGCTTCCCGGGTGCTCGGGCGTCCCTGCGCGTGGATGGCCGGGACGTGGTCCTGGAGGTCCGTACTGACAAAATGAAGATGGTCGTCCAGGTGTACGTGGATGGCTGGGTGAGGGGTGAATGGTTGGATGCCAAGAAGCCCTGCCCGGAACAGACCTACATGCGCCGCCTCGAACATTTTCTCTGGTCAAAAAAAGAGCGGGATGACGCCGTAAAGTTCGCAAAGCGCTGGGGAAAGCGTGAAGCAAAGAAGTATATGGGGGATAGAGACAAGAAATTCGTGTCTTTTCTTCCGTACTTCACATCTGTCCGCGCCATTCGGAATCAGTACGAGAAGACCTTCAAATCCATCGAGCTGGTGGAAGCATGAAGGCCACCTGCCCCCACTGCGGCACCTACGGCCCCGTCGAAATTTTCCTCACGGACGGCGACGCCAAGAGCGTGCAGCTGGCCGTGGCCGCCCTGCCAGGGGAACTGCCGCGTCTGGTCTGGTCGTACCTCGGGCTCTTCCGCAAGCCGGGCAGCGCCCGGGTGCTGACCTGGGAGCGCGCCGGCAGGATCGTGGCCGAGCTGGCCGCTCTGGTGGCCGAGCCGGAGACGCAGTGGAAAGGCGGCAGGGTGGTTGCGAACCGCCCCGAATTTTGGGCCCAGGCCATCAAGCTGGTCTTGGACCGCGATGCCCAGGGCAAGCTCGAACGCCCGCTGGATGGCCACAACTACCTTCGGGCGGTGGCCTACGAGCTGGCCGAAAAGGCTTGGCACCAGTGCAACGTGCGTCGCGAGACCGAGGCCAAGCACCGGCCCCAGGAGCCCCAGCCGCAGCGCCGCCGGGATCCGGAGCGAGACGACCACATCGTGCCCCTGGCCGAGGGCCTCAAGGACTGGCGGAAGAAACTGGGAGTTACCAAGGAGGAGTCATGAAGATCCTTTGGGGCGCAACTCGTTATGGAAGCATGGATCGCTACGGATATCGCCTGTCCAGGACGCCGAACATCATCGTGTATGCCGAAGATGTGTCAACGTTCCGGCTTTGGGGAGTTGTATGTGGGGATACTTTTTTGGGGTTCATGACAAGAAAAAGGGGCAGAAGATGACCACTCCAGACATGATCAACCTGATCAGGGCCAACACCCAGCCCCTGAACCACAAGACGCTTCAGGCCATCGCCGACCGTCTGGAGGAGCAGCACAACTACCTGCGCAGCTGCCTGGCCACGATCAACGTGCAGGAAGAGCAGCTCCAAGGGATTGGCGGAGAGCTGGCGGAGAGTGAGCGCCATCGGCAGTTGCTGACTGTCCAGAATAGCGAGTTGCTCGCAAGGTGCGATCTGCTGGAAGCGGAGGCGCTTGAGGAGAAGGCGTCATGACATGCCCGACCACGGACGCCCGTGAGTGCATGCTCAGGCATTCCCATGCCAGGCATCATCGCGATGCCGGCCCGTGCCTGGCTTGCAAGACCGGGATATTGCGTATGTCCCGTGCCGTGGAGTGGCCGCCGGCCACGGCCCAGGTTGCCCCGGCTCAGCCCAAGCGGCGCGGGCGGCCAAGAAAGGCGGCCGTGCCTGCACCTGCAGCGGCCCAGGCTCCGGCCCAGGTCACCATTAACACAATACGCCAGACCCTGCGCGAAGCCCTGCCTCTGGCCGAGGCCTGCGCCCTGGGCCTCGGGTTCCTGGCGGAGCGCTGCGGGGCGGAAGCGCTCCGGGTCCGCGAGATCCTGGAGGCGGAGGGCATGACAATTTTCAAGACAGAGTTGGAATTTCAAGGCGTCGAGCAGCCCTGCGTAAGCGTCAACAAAAGACTGAGATCATGGGCGGCGTGAGCGGTACCGCAATGGCAAACAAATGAGGACCGTGGTCATCATCATGGCTTTCATTTTGGCCCTTGAGCACAACTCTGCGGTGATGCTCTTCGTGTTCCTCGCAGTATTTATGCGCGACTGAAAACATGGATTTGTACATGGATAAACGTAAATTTTCAGGCTCATTTAGTGTCAGAATCGACACGCGCCGCGCCCGCTTCGAGCTGTCGCCGGCGGAGATCCACGGCGGCCCAGAGGGTTCGTTCAGGGTCCGGATCGACCGCAAGTGGCACGACGGTCCGGACGGCAAGCCCTTGTTCTTCGACCGTTCGCGGCTGGCCGATCTTGTTGTCGGCGCCGCTCTGGACGGTATGCCGGCAGTCCCGTTTCAGCCGCATATCCAGCGCGGCGAGCGCGTCAGCGTCCGCTTTGAGGCGGACGGCGTCAGGCGTGTCGAGGGTGGCTTCGTGGCCGCCCCGCCCATACTCGGCCATGATGGCCGATGGTGGGTGCCCGTGACCATGTACGGCGGGATGAGGCACGTCCCGACGGATGACATCATCGCCCAGGAGGATGGCCGTGGCCGCACCAAATAGGCAGCCCCTGTACGCCAAGATCGCGATTGCCAGGAAGCAGCTCGTGGACATGGACGAAGAGGCCTACCGCGCCCTGCTCGAAAACAAATTCAAGGTACGCAGCGCGTCGAAGCTGAGCTTCGCGCAGCTCTCCAGCCTCGTGCAGATCCTTGCCGAGATGGGTGCCGTCTTCGCCCAGCCCGGGAAGCGCCTGAGCAACACCAAGGTGACGACCAAGGCCCGGCCTGACTGGATCGAGGTCAAGGAGGGCGACCCGCATGTCGATCAGAAGCGTGCCATCTTGGCGATCTGGAAGAAGCTCGGGTACTCCATGAGCAGCCTGGAGACCAGGGTGAAGCGGGGTATCGGCGTCGAGTCTTTCGCATGGCTGCACGACGAGAAGAAGATTTCGGCCCTGCTGTCGGACCTGCAGCGCCGTGAGGTGACTTTCGACAAGAAGGCCATCCTGGCGCTCTGGGAGCAGCTCGGGCACCCCAGGGCAAGCCTGGACGCGCTGGTGCGCCGGTGGTTCGGCGTGGAGTCTTTCGCGCTGCTGCGAAGTGGCTCGCAGGTCTCCATGCTCTTGTCGGAGCTGGAGTTCCGTCGACCGGCCTTTGACCCTATGACTTCGGCGGCCCTTGATGAGTGATGCCCCAGGACATGCACTGCGCCAGGCCGTCGTGGCCCGGCACGGATCCATTCACGCGTTCCTGAAGCGCAACCCGCAGCTGACCAGGTCGACGGTCTACCAGGTGTTGGGCGACCGCTACCCGGGCAACATGGTCCGGCAGATGGCCACGATCCGGACCGCGCTGGACGGTGTTTCCGGCGAGGAGGAACGGGCCGCATGGCAGCTGCCTGACGCCGAGGAGCTGGCGGAGGTCATTCTGGCTGCCCGCTGCGCCAGATGCCGGCGGCCGGACCGCCGCGGATGCAGGGGCTGCCGGATCCAGACGGGCCGTGAGGCCCAAGCCGTACAGGAGTTTCTGGCAAAAACGAGGTGATGCATGAAGAGTCTGATCAAGCAGGTGGCAAAGTTGATACAGGATGGGTGGCGCCCGTACGACGCACAGCCTAGGCAGGACGTCTATCAGCGGCTTGGGTGCCCTAACGTCGAGGCCAAGCCACACAAGCGCCCCTACTGGTTTGTACGGGGCGACATTTTTTGCTGTATCGCCTGCGAGAGGGCGTGCAGCCTGAACCGCCCGGCGGGCTTCCCGCCGATCCTGCCGATCAGCTACCCACAGACTTCAGAGCCATTTCAGCTCTCTCCGCAGGAACTTGTGGCCCGCCGGCACACGCTGCGCGTCGACGAGGCGGCCTACTGTCTGAACATCAGCGAGCGGCAGGTCTACAACATGATCTACGAAGGCAAGCTAGTCGCCCTCCGAGACAAGCCTGTCCGGGTGCGGGCAGCAGATGTCGCCGCGGCCATGGAGGATTTTGACGAATGATTGGTGCTCGCGTGCGCGTTGTCGTTCCGCCAGGGTTTAGGGATCCGTGGATCGCGGACAAGGACGGCTGGGAGGGACGTGTCCTGGCGCCGGTTTCAGGGCTTGATGACCATTACCAGGTCATGTTTCTGCAGCCTTGGTGCCCTCTGAAAATCGCCAGGATCATGCCGGCCTCAGTCCTCAGGGCGGTGAAGGTTGTCAGGACCATTGCCCAACGGAGGTTGCCGCTTTGAGATGCCTGGCACCCATGGCCCCCGCAAGGGGGCTTTCTTTTGCCCGAATTCCAACGTCCAAACTAGTCTAAAAACTCCTGCACACCGCGCATCTCCTTCCTGTGTTCTTCTCATAGTTCCCGCATCCTGTGCTCTGCATGGTCGAATAGCCACCGACCACCTCCACGACCCTGCCCCGCCGGTGAATGGGCCCGGCGGGGCAACCAACAAGCCAGGAGGCCGTATGTTCCAAAAAATTCTGGGTGTCGCCGTCAAGGGCGTCGAGGCGATCCTCGGTAGCACGAAACTGCAGATTGTCTGGTGCTTCATCGCCGTCGCCGTTCTCTTCGTTTCGCTGTGGCTCCATAGCCCGCAGCAGATCCCGGTTGTCATCTACAAGCTACTGCTGGCGCCGCTCGGCGGGCTGGCGGGCTGCTGCGTGTGGCTGGCCCTGGTGCCCTACGCCAACCCGTCTCGCTACCTGGTGAAGGACTGGCGCCGCGACCCTGACGCCGACGTCGACGGCAGGGCAGATTTCGAGGTCGCCGACGGCTATGAAGGAGTCTTCTGCACATGCCTATTCTGCGCGGCTCTCGCGTTCGTTCTGGGCATGCTGGCCGTGGGAATGGGGCTGTGAAAGCGCTGGCATGGTACACCATGTTCCTGTTGTGTGGCCTCGGAATCAGAGCCCTTGCTGATTCTATCGTCGCCAATACTCGGCCCCCGCGTTGGGCCGTACTGTCTGGGGCCATCACTCTGCTGTTGATTCTCGTCACAACCGCGGCCCATTCCGCCGAGGTAATCCCGCCCCAGGCCCGTCAACACCGGTCGCTCCTCATCCGTGAGGCCCGCATGGTCTGGGGATTCGATGCTCCCATCGCCACCTTCGCCGGCCAGGTCCATCAGGAGAGCGCCTGGAACCAGGACGCTGTCTCCCACGCCGGGGCCCAGGGCCTGGCGCAGTTCATGCCGGCAACCGCCAGGTGGCTGCCCTCCATCGCCCCGGATACCGGAGAGCCCCTACCGTTTTCGCCCAGCTGGGCGCTGCGGGCCATGGTCACCTATGACCGCTGGCTCTGGCGTCGCGCCTCTGCCGCCTCGGACTGCGACCGATGGCACAAGACACTCTCCGCCTACAACGGCGGCGAGACTCGTTTGCGCCGCGAGGAGGCCATGGCCAAAGCCGCCGGGATGGATCCCGGGCGCTGGAGCCACGTGGCCCTCTATAACGCCGGCAGGAGCCCCGGGAATTACCGGGAGAACCGGACCTACCCGACGCGGATCCTCGGCAGGTGGACAGAGCTATACAGGGCGGCTGGGTGGGGCACGGGAGGCTGCGATGGTCAGTAATGTCCTGACCGTGCTTTCGTGGCTTTGGGGGAAGAAGACCTGGCTGGTGGCGGGGCTTTCAGCCTTGCTGCTGGCCAGTTTTGCATGGGGCTACGTGCAGGGCCTGCGCCTCGATGCCGTACGGGCCGATGCCCGGAGGATGATCCAGACCGAGCAGCTCGCTCACAACGCCACGCGCTCCGAGCTGGCCGCCGCCAGGGAAGAGGCCGCGCGTTGGGCCGACGTGGCCGCCCTCGCCCGGGCCGCCACCGCGAGCGTGCGGGCCACGGCCCAGGCCGCCTTGGACCGCGAAGCCCAGGCCCAGGTGAACACCCGGGCCCGCAAACAGATTTTGTCCGTGGCGAAGCCGCGGATCCGGACGGCCACGGAAACCATGGAGGTGGTGGACAATGCGACGCGTCTTCGCGCTGCTGATCGTCTCAATCGCCCTTGGTAGCCTGGGGTGCTCCGCGCGTCAGGCGCAAGTGCCTCCGGCGCCTGCTGTCGTGCGCGTCGTGCCCTGTCCGTGCCCGCAGCGGCCGGAGATCCCGGCGGTGATCGGCAGCCTACCCTTCGACCACCAGGTGAACATCGAGGCGCTCCTGGAGCGCGATGACATCATCAGGGCGTACGTCAAAGGGCTTGAGGCAACGGTCGAGTGCTACCGCTCCCAAACAGAGGCCGGCCATGACTGATTTTGCCGCTCGTCTGGCGAGAGTGCCGCCTGACATTCTGAGGGCTGCCAGGGCCACGACATGGCCAAGCGCCCCGATGTCCGAGGTCCTGGATACGGCGGAAACGCTGATGCGGCATCTTGCCGGAGAGAAGCCCAGCGAAGACCGCAGACTTTGGCAGCCATGGCTTACGGTTCGGGACACGCGCCTCATCCTGGAGGCCTTGGAAGAGTTCGAGACGGTCATCGAGGGTGACGTTGAGTCGCTGCGCAAGCTTCGGGAGTGGTTCAGGGGGACGTTGCATGGATGAAGTTGACGACGCCCAGAAGCCGGAGCGGCTCTTCATCCAGCAGGCGTTGGCCAACCGGCAAAGAGTCGGGAACCCAGGCTGTGTGAGCCTGCGCCGGTGCGCCGAATGCGACGAGGAGATCCCGGAGCGCAGGCGCCAAGCCATCCCTGGGTGCACATTATGCGCGGCATGTCAGGCCGAGCTGGAATGAAAATCTCATTTTTTGTGAAAGGAGACTGAATGAACCCGCAAGAGATCCAGGCCCTGGTCGGCGCCCTGCAAACTATCGCCGCAGTATTGTCCGGGCTGGGCGTCCCTGGCCTCGCCGCCCTGGCATTGGCCGCCCCGGCGATGGTGCTGATGACCGTCATGGTCCTGGCCCATGCCAGCAATGTACGCATGGAAAAGATGCTGAAGGATTTCCGCAATGACACCACGAGGCTCATTGAGAGCCACCGGAAGGAAACAACGCAGATCCTGGAAGCATATCGGGTGGACACGCAGTCTGTCTGCCGCGAGCTGGGCAAGGAGCACGCCGAGGCCGTCCGCTTCTACACCGACAACGTCGAGCTGGTGCGAAGCTACGAGCGCCTGGCTGATTCCCTGCAGACGGTAGTCATCGGAAACACGCGGGCCGTCGAACGGCTCGTGACAATCGTGGAGGAGCGCAAAAGATGAGCGAACGACGTGAGAACATGGGGCACCGTGAGGACCTGCGCACCCGTCGCCGGATCGTGGCGGCTGAAATTCAGTCGCACAAGGACAGCATCCGTGCGGCCCTCCCGTCCGTTGCCGACGCGGAAGAAATTGACGCCGAACGTGTCCTGAATCTGGCCCTTGCACTGAAGGAGAGCCGGGACGAGCTGGCCGGCCTGGACCGCAAGATCGCCATCTTGACCCGCGAACTGGAGGGGTAACCCATGGGCTGGGAGCATCCACCCGAGACCGTCTGGAAGGCGCAGGAACTGTACTGCTGCGACCGCCTATCTTTTGACCGCGTGGCCGAGCTGACTGGAGTTTCGGCCACGACGCTTAAGGGCTGGGCGGACAAGTACGGATGGCGCGAGAAACGTGAAGAGATAGCCAAGGCGGAAAGCGACATTCGGTACGGCACCATTCTGGGCCGCCAGAAGGTCTTGGAGCGCCTGATCATGGCTACGAGCGGGATGGAGGCATCGCAGCTGTCCTTTGCCGTCTCGGCCCTGGAAAACCTCGCGCTCAAGCAGCAGGAGATGGCCGCGTCTGGAAAGATCCCGTCCGGAGCTGCCGAAAAGCGCCCAACCATCGCCACCAGGGCCGACGCCGTAGCGGTCCTCCGTGCGGCCATAGAGAACAAGCTCGGCTTGGCGCTCGCGGATCCGGGCCTCATCACCAGCGCCACGGTCAAGGACGTGACCCAGTGTCTGGCTCTGATTGACGAACTGGAGGCAGGGCTGCCCAAGGGCGAGGCGTTGGTCAAAGCTGTCGACCAGACGGCGGAGGGAGCAAGCGAGCCCATGACTGCGGACCAGATGAAGGAGCGCATGCTGGCCGTCTACAGGGGCGAGGCATGAGCGGCTTGCTCTACCCGTACCAGCAGCGCTGGCTGGAGGATGACAGCCGGTTCAAGATCGGCATGTTCGCCCGCCAGACCGGAAAGACTTTCACCACCACGCTTGAGATCGCCCAGGACGTGGCCTTCGCCGAGCTGGAGAAGCGCCGCGTGCGCTGGGTCATCTTGTCTCGAGGAGAGCGCCAGGCCAAGGAGGCCATGGATGAAGGCGTGAAGCTGCACCTTCGGGCCCTGAATGCCGGGTTTGAATCCATGGAGACGGACTTCCGGCTGTCGGACAAGACGACGGTTCGGGCTTTGGAAGTGGCCACGGCCAATGGATCCAAGATCACGGCCCTGCCGGCGAACCCCGACACCGCCCGCGGCTTTTCGGCCAACGTCTTCCTGGACGAATTCGCCTTCCACAAGGACAGCCATGCCATCTGGCGGGCGCTCTTCCCGGTCGTCTCCAAGCCTGGCCTGAAGCTGCGGGTGACCAGCACCCCCAACGGCAAGGGGAACAAGTTTTACGAGCTGATGACCGGAGAAGCGGACATCTGGTCTCGGCACGTGGTCGACATCTACAGGGCCGTGAAAGACGGCCTCCCCCGAGACATCGCAGCCCTGAAAGAAGCCCTGAACGACGATGACGCCTGGAGGCAGGAGTACGAGCTGGAATGGCTGGACGAAGCCAGCGCCTGGCTGCCCTGGGAGTTGATCAACGGCGTCGAGCACGACCAGGCCGGTGTTCCCGAGCTGTACGCCGGCGGACCATGCTATGTCGGCATCGACATCGGCCGCCGCAAGGACCTGTTCGTGATCTGGGTCTTTGAGCTCGTTGGCGACGTGCTCTGGACGCGGCAGGTGATCGAGCGTCGGGGCGCCTCCTTTGCCGAACAGGACCAGCTTCTCGATGAAGTTTTCAGCCGCTACCGCGTCATGCGCTGCTGCATGGACCAGACGGGCATGGGCGAAAAGCCGGTCGAGGACGCGCAGCGCCGGCACGGATCGACCAGGGTTGAAGGCGTGCTGTTCACCAGCCCCAACAAGCTGACCCTGGCCACGGTCGGCAAGCAGCGTTTCGAGGACAAGGGCTTGCGAATCCCCATGGGGAACCAGGCTCTGCGCGCGGATCTGCATAAGCTGCAGAAGGTCGCCGGGCCGACAGGTGCGCCGCGTTTCGTGGCGGAGTCCGACGCCGGTGGCCATGCCGACCGGGCTTGGGCGTGCTTTCTCGCCTGCAATGCCGCGGAAACCGGCCCAGTCGAATACGCCTACCACCCCGTGCCCAACAAGAAATCCATGCGCGGCAACAGGAGATCGTTATGACCCAGATCTTGGACCAGTACGGCCGGCCGGTGCGGCGTCAAATGCTCGACAAGCAGATCGCTGCGCCGTCCCTGACCGGCCTGCGCAGCCTCTGGAATTTCGGAGAGGTCACCAACGGGCTGACCCCGATCTGGCTGGCCCGGGTGCTACGTTCCGCCGCAGAAGGCGACCACGAGGCCTATCTGACCCTGGCCGAAGAAATGGAAGAGCGTGACCCGCATTACGCGAGCGTCCTGGGCACCCGCAAGCGCGCCGTCAGTGGCCTGCCCGTGGTGGTTGAAGCGGCGAGCGACGACCCAGGTGACGTGAAATTGGCCGACATGGTGCGGCTACTGTTCAAGCGGCGCGGTATCAGGGCTCTCCTGCAGGATCTCATGGACAGCGTCGGCAAGGGCTATTCGGTCGTCGAGATCATGTGGAGCCGCAAGGCGTCGCCCTGGATGCCGGTCGCTTACGAGTGGCGCGACCCGAGGTTTTTCCAGTTCGACCAAGCCACCAGGCGGGAAGTGCGGCTGCGTGACGAGAGCGACATGCTCAACGGTCTGGCCCTGGAGCCGTACAAGTTCCTGGTACACAACCCGCGCCTGAAGTCCGGCCTCCCCATTCGAGGCGGGCTGGCCCGCCTGTCCGCCTGGTCGTGGATGTTCAAGACATTCGGTATCAAGGACTGGATGGCGTTCTCGGAAGTTTTTGGCATGCCGCTTCGGCTCGGCAAATATCCGTCCGGAGAGACTCCGGAGAACGTGGACATCCTGCGCATGGCCGTGGCCAACCTGGGCACGGATGCCAGCGCCGTCATCCCTGAAGGCATGAAGATCGAGTTCCAGGAGCTGGCCAACACCACGGGGGGCGCGGAGCTTTTCGAGCGCATGGCTAGATTCTTCGACGCCCAGATCAGCAAAGCCGTTCTTGGCCAGACCATGACCACGGACGACGGCAGTAGTCGCAGCCAGGCGGAGGTGCATAACGAGGTCCGCAAGGATCTGCGCGACGCCGACGCCGACCAGTTGGAAGAGACGTTGGAGCGTGATCTGGTCATCCCGTTCATCACCCTGAACTGGGGGCCGCAGCAGAACTATCCTTCCGTCTATCTCCGCGAGCCGGAGAGCGCTGACGTGAAGCTGCTGACCGAAGCCCTAAATATCTTGGTCCCCTTGGGCCTGAGAGTCGAGACAAGCGAGGTGCGGGACAAGCTCGGTTTTTCGGACCCTGCTCCGGACGCGGAGTGTCTGCAGGCACCTCAGGCTTCTGTGCCAGCGCCTGTTGCTCTGCCGGCAGCAAAGGAGCAGGCCATGAACCGCGAGGGCCCCACGCGTTTTTCGCCGGACCAGCAGGCCCTGGAGGACATGATTGCCGGGGTCATGCCTGATGCCGTTCAGATCACTGCGGACATCGGCCGGGAGATCGACGGGCTGATCCGCAAGGCCAAGTCCTTCGAGGACCTTCAGGCGCTCTTGGCGGCGTTCCTGGACCAGGACGGCGAGGATCCGCTTCAGGATGCCCTGCAGCGCGCCCTGGTCGCAGCCGACATGCATGGCCGGGACATGATCGGAGGCGAAGATGCCGACTGAGCTGAAACCCCTGCCCATGGCCGAGGCTCTGGAGTATTGGCTTTCCAAGGTCCAGCTGTCGCCCCGGGAGTTCTACGCGCTCGCCGAGCAGTACCGCGTTCTGGCGTTCACGGTCTCCCAGCTGGCGCGCGCCTCGATGCTGACCGAAATCTTCGATTCCATCTTTCAGGCGATCCAGGACGGCACGAGCTTCGAGGCGTGGTCCAAGAGCCTGGATCATGTCTGGGAAGAGAACGGTTGGACGGGTCCCAAGGCGTGGCGTATCGACAACATCTTCCGGACCAACGTGCAAACGGCGTACAATGTCGGCCGGTACAAGCAGATGGTGGAGGCATCCACCGCCAGGCCGTACTGGCAGTACAGCGCCGTCAATGACTCCCGTACCAGGCCGGCGCACCGCGCCCTCCATGGCCGAGTCTACCGCTTCGATAGTCCATTCTGGGACACGTGGTACCCGCCAAACGGCTACAGATGCCGGTGCAAGGTTAAGACACTCAGCGAGCGCCAGGTGCGTGAACGCGGCCTCGATGTCCTGGATGGTAACGGCATCGGCGAATTGATCGAGCCGCTCGGGCCGGACGGTCCGCTGCCAGCCAGGCCGCTCATGCCCGACCGTGGCTTCGAGGGCAACCCGGGCAAGGAAGCCTGGTCGCCGGACGCGAGCCGGTATCCGGCCGCGCTCCGGGAGAAGCTCGCGCAGCGGCTTCCTGGTCAAGGTTCCGGATGAGGGAGGCCCGTCCAGGGCTGCCCGAAAACTGTCTGCACCACGCGCCCTACCTTCAGAACTCCGCCTGAAATCGCGGCAATGTCGTGTTCATGAAGGCGATTTACACCACCAAGACAACCTCTCCGATCCATCGAAAATCGAATTTCGTCTATATTCGCCTTCTAAGGCGTTTTGGGGTGCTGCCCGGGCGTTGGGTCGGGCCCGTACGTTTAGACTAGTTTTGCACTAGTGCAATTTGCGAAATTCGGCCGGTCTGGGTGGCGTATCGGATGCCACTGACGACCGGACGACGATCAAGCCCGCCCTGGGCGTGGAGGTCAGATGAAGAAAAAAGAACTGATTGGGGCCCTGGCTCAGGCATCCGGTGAAAGCCGCGCGGCATGCGAGCGCATCCTGGGCGAGCTGCCCTCTGTCGCGGCGTCCGCCCTTGTCGCCGGGAACAGCGTTTCCTTGCCTGGGCTTGGCAAGCTCAAGCTCAAGCAGTTGGCGGCGCGGTCAATCCACACGCCCCAGGGCGTGACAGTGGATGTCCCGGCCCGGACGTCGGTCAAATTTCATCCGGCCAAGGCCCTCAAGGACATGCTGGAGGAAGAGGCGTGAACATCCCCACGGTGCTCGTCATCGACGGCGGCTGTCTCGGGCCCGGGATGCTCAAGGCGCTCAACTCCAGGGACCTGACTGCCGTGGCCATCAACGTGCAGGACTTGGCTCTGGATGAGTCCGGCCAGGCCCCGAAGTGGATCCACCTAGTCCCGGCCGGCCTGGTCGTCGGCCGCGATGGCCGGGAGTGGCTCAACGACAACCCGCAGCTCGTGCTGGACGCGTTCGCCGCCGGTGCCGTGGACCTCCCCCTGGACATGGAGCACGCCACGGAGCTGCGTGCGCCCCAGGGAGAGCCGGCCCCGGCCGTTGGCTGGATCCAGGAGCTGCAGATCCGGGACGGCCAGATCTGGGGTCGCGTCGATTGGACCGAGGCCGGGCGCAACGCGGTGGAATCCAAGTCCTATCGGTACGTCAGCCCCGTCTTTGTTTTTGAACGGGCGTCCAAGCGGGTGGTGGCGCTCACGTCGGCGGGGCTGACCAACCGCCCGAATCTCTTTTTACAGGCCCTCAACGGGCAGGAGAAAAATATGGAGCTGAAGAAACTGCTGGCGGCCCTGGGGCTGCCCGAGACCGCCTCGTTCGACGAGGCCATGGCCCACCTGGGCAAACTCAAGGGCGACCTGGCCACCGCCACCAACGCCGCCGCCAATCCGTCCTTGGACAAGTTCGTACCGCGCGCCGACTACAACGCCGCCCTGGCCAGGGCCACGAACGCCGAGAAGTCCCTGGCAGACCAGGCCGAGAAGGCCAAGGAAAAGGACATCACCGCCGCCATCGATAAGGCCCTGGCCGAGGGCAAGATCACCCCGGCGACCGTCGAGTACCACAAGGCGCAGTGCGCCCAGGAGGGCGGGCTGGAACGCTTCGCCGAGTTTGTCAAGGCCGCTCCGGTGGTCGGCGATCCCTCCTCCATGGACAAGAAACGGCCCGAGGAAAAAGGCAAAGCTCTGAACGCCGAAGAACAGTGCATCGCCGAGATGTTCGGCAATAGCGTCGAAGACCTGCAGAAGTACGGGAAGGAGTAACCCATGGCTGAACGCATGACGGAATGGAAGGGCGGGCAGCTCGTTGCCCTGAAGGTTGCGGCCTCGACCAAGATCGAAGCCGGGAAGATGGTCGGCGTCAACTCCGCCGGGTACGCGGTTGAGGCCGCGGACGCCTCCGGCATTAAGGTGCTTGGCGTGGCCGATGAGACCGCTGACAACTCCAGCGGGTCCAACGGCGCCATCACCGTGCGGATCCTCACTGGCAAGATCTTCAAGATGGACAACTCCAGCACCAACGCGGTGGACGTGGCCGATGCCGGGACCTTGGTCTTCGTCGAGGACGACGAGACAGTCGCCGACGCTGCTGGAACCAACGGCGTCGTGGCCGGCCGCTGCATCGAAGTCGCTTCGGACGGCGTTTGGGTTCAGATCCCGGCAAGCCCCCAGGTTGCCGCGCAGGCCGCGTCGACAGCCGAAGATGTCGCCGGGGTTGTCACGTCCCTCAACGCACTCATCACCAAGCTCAAGGCCGCCGGCATCATGGCCAGCGCGTAAAGGAGGCTGATATGAAAAAAGTTTTTACGACCCTGTGCGTCTGGGCGGTGCTCATCACCGGAGTGCTGCTGGCCGCTCCCCTGGCTGGCGTGGCTGAAGCCGGCATCGATTTGAACCTCGCCGGGATTGGCATCGCGTTCGGCGGCCTGATTGTGAACCGGTCCAACCTGGAGGCCGTTTTCATCAATCTGAAGACCACCTTCAACAAGGCTTTCGAGGCAGCGCCTTCGACTTGGGAGCAGACCACGATGCTGGTGCCCAGTGGTAGCTCTCAGAACAACTACAACTGGCTTTCGATGTTTCCTCGCATGCGCAAATGGCTCGGTGAGAAAACCATCAAGACGCTCAAGGCCTTCAAGTACACCATCATCAACGATGACTGGGAAGCCACGGTCGAAGTTGACCGCAACGATATCGAGGATGACAACCTGGGCATTTATGCCCCGCAGGCTCAGATGGCTGGCTATTCTGCGAAGCAGCTCCCGGACGAAATCGACGCGGAACTGAAGAACAACGCCTTCGCCAACGCTTGCTACGACGGCCAGTATTTTTACGACACGGACCATGATGTCGCCGGCGAAAGCGTGAGCAACAAGGGCACCGCGGCTCTTTCCGCCGCGACTCAGGCCCTGGCCCTGGCCAGCTACGGCGCGGCGCGTACCGCCATCATGTCCTTCAAGGATGAAGAGGGGCGCCCGCTCGGTTTGATCCCGGACCTGCTGGAAGTCCCGCCCGCCCTGGAATCGGTGGCCAAGCTGCTGTGCGATGGCGACAAGCTGGCTGACGACACCCCCAACCCCTACAAGGGTACGGCCAGGTACGTGGTCAACCCCCGCCTGACCTCCACGACCGCGTGGTTCCTGCATGTGACCAATATGCCGGTCAAGCCATTCGTGTACCAGGAACGCAAGAAGCCGGTCTTCGTGCAGCAGACGGACATGAGTTCCGACAATGTCTTCCTTCGCAAGAAGTTCCGCTTTGGCACCGAAGCCCGCGCGGCCGGCGGATACGGCTTGTGGCAGATGTCCTACGGCAGCACCGGTCTCGGTTAACCTTTGAATCCAGGGCGCGGGTTCTCCGCGCCCTGGCGTGAGGCAGACATGATCATCATCAAAGCGAAACGAGACGGGTTCAGACGGTGCGGCGTCGCCCATTCGGCCAAGGCGACCGAATATCAAGACGACGCATTCACTTCTGAGCAGCTGGCCGTGCTGCAAGCGGAGCCCATGCTTCACGTCAAGGTCATTGATGAGCTTGACGACGACGGCGCGGAGCCTGACGACGACAAGCCCGCAGAGCCCGCTAAAGCCGAGAAATCCGTGAAGCCCGCGCCCAAAACGTCCAGGAAGAAAAACTCCAAGAAGGCGGACAAGGAATAAGCCATGTACAGCACCGTCTCCGCCATCGTGAAGCTGCTGCCCGAGTACGAGATCTTGAAGCTCGCCGACGACGAAAGCGCCGGCGTGCTCACGGATCCAGCGGTCACCGCCGTGCTTGAGGAGGCCATCGAGCAGGCCGACCGCGAGATCGACGCCTATGTCGGCACGGTGAAGACGGTGCCTCTGACGTCCGTGCCGGCGCTCATCGAGAACCTGTCCACCAAACTGGCCATCCACAACCTCTACCTGCGACGTCCCGGCGTGGACGAGCCGGAGACATGGCAGCGCGAAACGGCCAGGTGCATGCGCCTGCTGGAGGCTGTCGCCACGGGCAAGATGGCGCTGGGCGCCGAGTCCGGCGAGACCTCCGAGCCTAGCCAGGGCACGGCTTCCTTCACGGCAAACCCGCGGCTGATGACGAGGGGCACGCTGTGAGCGGCGTGACCATCGAAATCGACACCAGGCCTGTCCTGCACATGCTCCAGATGGTGTCGCAGCGCTTGGAGGACATGACGCCGGTCATGCGCTCCATCGGTGAAGTGGTCATCAACCAGGCCGACGAGGCCTTCGAAGAAGGCGCATCGCCGGCTGGTAAACCATGGAAGCCATCAGCCAGGGTCAAGGAAAAAGGCGGCCAGACGCTCATCGATTCGGCAAGGCTCAGGAATTCGATCACGTCCGAGGCATCGGCCAAGCAGGTCGAGGTTGGCACCAACGTGATCTACGCAGCGATTCATCAGCTCGGCGGTGTGATCCGCCCCAAAACCAAGAAGGCCCTGTTTTTCGGCGGGATCATGCGGCGGTCGGTGACCATGCCGGCCCGGCCTTTCCTTCCCGACGACAAGTCCATTGACTGGGAAGAGATCCAGGACGCCATTTGGAGGCATCTGTAATGAGCAGGCAAACGGCGGAAGACGCGATCATCGCTCTGCTTCGAGATGGGTTGTCGGCCTCTGTGAAGGTCGGCTCCATGCCTTTGGGCCTAGACGAAGACGAGATCTACAACTTCTCGAATTTGGCCGTCTGGGTGCTCTATGCAGGGGGCGCTTCGGAGGACAACACCATGATGGGCGCCCACGTGCAGCCCGAAAAATGGATGTGGGCCGTGTACACGTTGGCAAAGCGATATCGATCATCCCAGGAGCGGCAGCAAGGCGCTTTGGCCCTTATGGAGCAGGTACTGGGCATCCTGGTTGGCAAGCAGATCCTGGACGCGCCGCTCATGAAAGGTCGTGACCAGGTGGCGCCAGTCGCGCCAGGTAAGGGCGTGTTCGGCTACGAGGTTCTGTTTACCCTTGAGCAAGATATCCGGAGGATTTCATGAGTAACCCGTTACCCCAGGCCGGCGGCAGCTACTACGCCTTGAAGGATGGCACACTGCAAAAGGCAAAATGGCCGAAGGCGCAGCGAGCCGAAGTCGAGAAGACTCCGGAGTTGCCGGCCGAAGAAATGACCGAGACCAAGGAGACCGACAATGGCAAATAGATATTTCCGCAACATGGTCATTTTGGCCAAGATCCAGGCCGCGGTGGGCACGTACGAAGCCCCGGCGCCGGCCACGGACGCCTTGCTCATCAGCAACGCCTCCATCGGCTACGATGACCAGGTCGTTGAGCGTGATTACCTGCGTGGATTTTTCGGCGCGTCCGAGCAGCTCATCGGAGACAGCCCGGTCAATATCGAGTTCGAAGTCGAGCTGGCTGGATCCGGGGCCGCCGGGACCGCGCCGGCCTGGGGCAAGCTGCTCCGGGCGTGCGCCTTCGCCGAGACCGTGGTGGCCGACACATACGTGACCTACAACCCCATCACCAACGACCAGGAGTCGCTTGCGATCCTGTACGCCGTCGACGGCGTCACGCACCGGATCAAAGATGCCCGCGGAACAGCCACCCTGTCCATCGCGCCCGGGAGCAGGCCCTCCATCAAGTTCAAGTTCATCGGTATCGAGCAGGCAGACCCCGAAGCCCTGGCCAATCCGGCCGGCGTGGTGATGACGGCCTGGAAAGCTCCGCTCCCGGTTGCCGCAGATAATACCGGGGACATCCTGGTCGGGTGTTCGTACGCCGCCGGAGTGGTGTCCGACGGAACAGCCTTGCCGTCCATCAGCGTAGATCTGGACCTGGGCGGGTCGCCCGAGTTCTTGGCCATGATGGGA